CCATTCAGACGGATACACATTAACTTCTAGGTCAAGAGATTCTGTAAGTGTTAGCAATTATTTAGATTTTGAACATTGGGCGGCATTGGATGTATTTACTTTTGCAGAAGGTTCTAACGATGAAGTTGTTGCTATTTCACCTTGGACTCTTAATGAGTTCGTTGTATTCCTGCGAAACAGTATATTTTATGTTAATGTAGGAACTGGACGCTACACAGATTCACAACCACTTGCATCTACAGCCTCGATGAGAAACCTTGTTTCTGATATGGGTTGTGTTGCAAAACGCTCAATCGTACTTGCTGATGGTGGCATCATCTTCTTGTCAGATAATGGTGTGTATTTTATGAATCCAACACAGGTTGGAACTAATGAGTCGATGCGATTGCTTACTAGTGCTAATCCTTTGTCAGCACCGATTGATGATATTATCCAGCGTATCAACAGGCAGTACGCATATCGAGCAGTTGGAACATATTGGAACAATAGATACTATCTAGCCGTTCCTTTAGACTCATCGGTTGATAACAACTGCGTTTTAGTTTATAACTTTATTCTTAAGAACTGGGAGTCCGTAGATACATACCCTGCTGGCTTTGATGTATTCAGTTTTGCTGTAGGTAAGAAGGATAATCAAAGACGCTTATACGGATTTGATACAGATGCTGGTATTTTCTTGTTAGAGGATTTAGAATACGATGAGTATGGTGCTTCTACTGGAACTCCTGTTCTTCCGTTTTATATTCCTGCATTGCTATCTACATCAGCGTTTACTCCTAATCAGATACAGGGTGAATTAAAGACCAGACTCTACACCTATGATGTTTTGAAGGACAAGCGTTTCTCTACGCTTGAGGTTGACCTAGTTTGCGAGCCAGCGAGTCAAATCTCAACCTATGTAGAAACAATCAACCCAGACACAACAACCCTTGTTGATGTATATGGTTCACCAACTGCTGAGGATTCTACACGCAGACTAGCGGTAAGAAAGATTGGATACGGATTACAGGCTCGTTTTACAACTAACTCATTAAGAACATCTATTCGTGGAACTAATCTAACAGCCACGATGCTCGGTAAACAAAACATTTCTAAAAAATAACTCTTATGCCACAAATTCAAAAAGGCGATACATTCGCAGACGGACAACAGGTAACAGGTGCAAGACTCAATCAGTTGGTTGACTCTGCCACCATCTTACCTGCTATCATCACAGACCAAACTAACTTGACAGCCAACACAGTTGCTACTGGGGACTCGGTTCTCCTCTACGACTTGTCTGCTACGGCTCTCCGTGAAGCAACTGCCTCAGACTTGCTTAACTCTGGCATTGCTATAACCACATCTTCTGTAACTGGTGGTTCTAACTCAGATATTACAATAACACCTAATGATGCAACTATTGTATCGGGTGCTACTTATACTTCTGGAGATGGATTAACTGTTGTAGTTACCTCTAACGCTCACGGATTGGCTGTAGGACAAGTTGTTCTTATCTCTAGTGCTGGTACTGGGTACAACGGAACTTTTAGACTTACTGCTGTTACAACTAACACATTTACTTATGTAATGACTACTGCGGCTACGGCTGGTTCTGGGTCATTGTCATTTACACGAAAAGGCACAGTTAAGAACACGGCAAACAAAGCAATTTCTGGCAATCTTTATGTAGATGGTAATGCCGTAATTACTGGAACTACTATTAATACTGGTGCAGTAACTAATACTGGTAATGTAAGCGTTGGAGGAAATCTAACTGTAACTGGAACTACAACCGCTAGTTTAACTACAACATCTACGGCTGTTACGCAAACATCTACAGATAGTTCAACCAAGATTGCTACTACGGCATTTGTTAATAGTTGGAATCCTATCAAGGCTTGGGTTAATTTTAATGGAAATGGTTCAACTGTAGGTGCTAACTTAACAATCAATGCTAGTTTTAATGTTACTAATGTTGTTTATGAAGGTACAGGTGTATATTCAATTAATTTTACAAACGCAATTTCCGATGTTAATTATGCAATAGTTGCAAATGGTCAGATTGGTTCAACTGGTGGTTGTCCTACTGTTGGGCTTCATACAACAGGAGGTGTTGGTAATAATCCAACTACTAAAACTACAACCAAAGTTATTATAGCATCCGTAAAAGATAGCACTGGTGCAAATTTAAATCAATCTAACATCTCAGTAATGATTCTTCGATAATGCTCCTTGCAGAACTAATCCAGTTCATTAAAACAAACAGCGTCAAATCTAAGAGGGCTTGCTTCCAATTAGATGACGAGGGATTAGATATGTATGTTAAATGGGCATTCAACAGGAACTACCTATTCCTTGTTTCGGATGAAAATGGTATTTCTGGTCTAGGAATCGCTTATCCGTTGCCAAAATCTTATGACGGGTTTATTAGAAGCATTCTTCCGTATGACGAAGAACTCTCGTTAGAGTCAGAAAAAACTAACGATTTGTGCATCATGGATTGGTTAGCGTCAACATCTGAGTCAAGAAAAAAACTTATGAACAAATTTTTTGAAAGATTTCCTAACTGGGAGAACCAAACTAAACTTGGAATCCACTACGGAAAAGTAAAACAACTTAACAACAAATATATGAACAAATTGAAAGGAATTAATTAATATGGGTCTCGGATTACCAGAAGCAATAATCGGCTCATCAATACTTGGTGTTGCTGGTGGTGCTATGAACAAGCCAAAAGCAGTTTCAGCACCTCCACCCCGTAACTATCTCAATGAGATGCGAACGGCACTGGATTCACAAGCGGCTATCCAAGGTCAGTTACTTGGATTAGAGTCCCAATACACCCCACAGTATCAAGCACTTCAACAACAGACCCTAATGGGTCAGATGGGTAACCTAGGAAACCTATATGGAACTGCTGGTCAACTATCACAAGGATTGCAGACACAGTACGCAGGTATGCAGATGCCCATCTATGGTGCATTAGGTCAGATGTCTCGTGATGCATATCAGAGTGGACTTGGTGCTGAAACCATGGGTCTCTATAACACTATGCAGAGACAGGCACAGGCTGGTCTCGATGCTGGTTATGGACTTACTCCAGAGATGCAGGCACAGGCACAGCAATCGGCTCGTGCGGCTATGACCGCAAGGGGACTCGCTGGCGGTGGACAGGGTGTTGCACAGGAGGTTCTTAACTCCTATGCCCTAGGAAAAGATAGATATCAAACATCGTTGGCTAACGCACAAGGTGCGTATAATCTTGGAACTAATCAGTTCGCAAATGGTATGGCTACCTATGGAACTCCGATGATGGCTCAACTTAATCAAGTTTCACCAACTTCACTTATTGGAACTGCTGGCACTATGGCTGGTGCATTGGGAACTAAGATTTTCCAACCAGAATCTCAGTACTCTGCTGGAGTATATGGTGCTAACCAAGCGAACGAAATGAATACACAACTTGCAAACCAACAGGCACAGGCTGGCTGGGCTTCTGGAATGATGGGCATGGCTGGAAGCCTTGGTGGTTCATTGCTTAAAAATCCTGCATTATTTACTGGAACTACAACTCCAAAAGTCCCAAATGAAGCATATCTAAATTCTATTGGATACGGCATTTCTGGAGACGCTTAATTTATGGCTTCACCATTTCAACAATACCAAGGTGGTATCGCACCAGTAGCAGGCATCGCTGAGGCTGGTGCTAATATTGGTCGTATGTCTCAACAGGGACTAGCCAGTTTTGGTCAGTCTCTCGCTGAAGGTATTCAAAAGTATCAAGAGAACTCTGCAGAGAATCAGATGATTGACCAAGAGGCACAGGGTCTCGGTCAGCAGTTGAAGCAGTACCATGATATGTTTGCTAACAATCCAGAGTACGCTGACTTCTCAAAGCAGTTATCTCCTTTTGTAGAAAAACTTTCTAAGATTCCAGAGATGTCACTCGCTCAGAAGCGTGGTGCATTGAATGGTGCTAAGGTTGCATTTAGTCAGATTGGAACAAATCTCCAGATGTACGATAAGTTCCTGCAGATGGAGAAGTTGAGTGCGATGCAGAGGGCATTGGATACTCCTATCGAAACAAACCTCAAGGGAGAGAGCCTAAAGGTATCTGCTCCATTGTATGTTAAAGATGCATTAAGATTGTTCGATTACAAGAAGGACTACGCTTCTCAAGAGCAGGAGTTCATCGCTAAAATTTATAAACAGAATAACGACAATCCTAAGAACACTATCGATGTAACGCAGGCACTCGCCTCGTACAGACAGGCTGTCAAAGATGCGTCAACTGAACTCGCTAAGACTAATCCTTTAGGAAATATTCTTGGTGAGCAGGTCGATGCACAGATTGCTAGACGCTCTAAGGAGGGTCTATCTCCAGCAGAGCAGATGGCTTACGCTAAAACAGTTAATGTTTCTGCAGAACAACTAGCCAAGACTAGAGGTGTAACGAATGCACCAGCCATACTTGAAGGTGATTTAAATAAATATTTATTAACCAAGGATGCCAGTGGAAACTTAGTTAAGAGCAAAGAATACAAGGCAATGCAAGGTAACAAACTTCAAGCAAATCCTTTAAATGTACAGAATAAGAACAGATATCTGTTTGAAAGAGAAACCAAACAAGAGGCAGAGGCTTTAGGAATCTGGGACGAAAAAGAAAGATTAAAGGCACAGAAACTAGATAACGCACTTGAGAAGGGTCAGTTTGAGGCTTCCAAAGTAAGACCGAATGAAAACGCTTACTACCAGAGTGTCATCGATAAGATGAATGAAATCAAGAATGCTAAAGGTATTGAGTCGAGAAAATCAATGCTCGCAGACAAAGACATTCAATCAAAGATTTCTGAGTACGCTAAGGGTAATTTTGATGAAGTTGGAATACCATCTGAAGCACTAAAACTTGCTAACAAATTAGGTTTTGATAGGACTGATTATGGTTTCAACATGAACGCACAAACGCTCGCAGAGGCACTTCCTCTCGGTCTTGGTGCTGTAGCCCTACCAATGCAGTATGGTGAAGTTAATGAAAAACTACCACCAGCGTTAACAGACTTCTTCTCAAGAATTAAAGAAGGTAAGATTAATAAAGATACTGCAACTGTTGATGTAGGAAGACCAGATGTTTCAGCAAAGAAACAACAAGAAATTAACAGGGCTAAACCAATTTGGCAACAAACTCCAGAAACTATTGCAAACAATAATACTGCTGTTCAAACAGGAGTTCCTGTTGGTGGTGCAAAAAATCCTTCACAACTTAAACTCGGAGATATTAATATCGGTAGCCAAGAGCAGATGAGGGCTATTCCGCAGGCTGAGAGAACACAGATTCTCAAGCAGACATTCGCCAAGATTCTCGGCAAGAAGGATGCTAACGGCAACTTCGTAGTTCCTTATGACTTCGACCAGACCATGAAGTTCTTTGCTCCTAGCGAACCTGTTGTTAAAAATATCGCTGGTATTGGAATGATGATTCAACAACCAGATGGAAAATGGGAACAACTTAAGGGTCAAGGATTACAAGATATGCGTAAAGAAGGAATGGGTGTGTTTGGAAGAGTTGACCCTAATACTGGCGAACTAGCAGAAGATGAAGTTGGAATCGAGGGTAGCGGTATCATGGTATCTGGAGTCTATAAGGGAAGCGATGCATCCCTAGATAAGTTCTATGACGATATGGGTGCGTTCTCTGATGCACGAAGAGGATTAAAGAGAGCATTAGAAGTCAATGCTATGACTGGTGAATCCTTGAATCCTTCACTTCGTGGTGAGATGGCTGTTGAAGTATCGATGATTATATCTGGTCTTCGTAAGGATGTTGTTGGTGGTGGACAGGTATCCGACTATGAAAACAAATTACTACAGAAGATTGTTGCAGACCCAGCAGCGATATTCAGTCTAGAGTCTGCTGATAAAGCGGCTTTACAAGCAATCCTTGCTAGAACAGAGAGAAAGATTCTTGCATACGGAAATGGACGGGGATTATCTGTAAGATTAACAGATACAGGCTTGACACCAACGCAATCTGCTAGGAAAAAGATAAAAGGTTTATAAACTATTTTATGGCTGAACAATACTCTCAACCAAGGGCATATTTGGGGGGCAATGATGCCCAACCCAGCAATGTCACTAACACTGGAAATAAAGCGTATCTAGACGATAGTCTCTACGCACCATTATCTAGTAGTGGAGGTAGTTCTGTTCAGCAGTTTACTGGCGATGAAGAAGTAGATAAATGGTTAAACACTCTCCCTGCAGAACAGCGTCAGATTGAATTGGATGCAATCAATGCTCCTTTGACTGGCGAAGAGGTCGCACAGAAGAGAGCAAAGAATCCATTGTATGTTCCAACATTAGAAGAGTTTAAAGCATTAAGAGATTATAAGAAGACACAGGATACAGAGTTCCTTAGTGGTCTAGGAGAAGCGGCTATGCACATCGCTGGACAGTTTGGAAGTGCGGCTGAGTTTATTGCAAAACACCCTTTAGAATCAACATATAAAGCACCTGCTAATTTAGTTGAGGCTACATTCCAAGGGTTCAGAAATTTCTATGGTATGCTTGGTGAGTCAGAGAATCCAGACTCTGTAATGTTTAAATTCAAGGATTTAATAACTGGTGATGGAACTGATGAATCACAGTACGACCAATATTTAAAAGCGTTGCAGTTCAATAACGATACGAATGATTTGATGTCTGGAAAGCAGACAATCGTTATGAACAAGGACTACATCAACAACGAGATTGTACAGGTAACATCTAATTTTACAGACCCAACATTGCTGGTTGGTTTGATGACTGGCGGTGTAGGTTTAACTGGCAAGATAGCACAGGCTATCGGACAGGCTGAGAGACTAGCCGCATTCGGTGCTAAGGCATCCGCAATCAAGAATGGTCTTTACGCTGGAACTTTAAGATGGGGTGCTGGTGTTCCTCTAGAGATGATTGGTGGTGCGACAAGAAACACTATCGATTACGCTGTGCAGAAGGGTGCAAACGCATTCGAGTTCGCAAGCGGTATCAGTGCCGCAGAGGGTCAGAATTATGTCAGACGATTCGGATTCGGAACTGCTGTTACAGATTTAGGTGGCTACGGAGTGCCAATCGCATCGGAACTATCTCAAGCGTATGTTGGTGCTGGAATCGCTAAGGGCTTTGGTGAGGCACTGAACGCAACAATCGCAACGGCTGAGAAGCAGGGATTCAAGCGTGGTGGAATCTCGTTCGCTAGACAGGCACTAGAAGAATCTAATGCCATGCTCGCCAAGGGTGGACAGGGTCTATCTAAACACGCATCAAATTTACTCAAGGTACTCGACAAGGCTGACCCGTTCTTAATCTACGCTAGGACTGGATTAGAGGGTGCTACGGCTGGTATGGTCGTAGGTGGCGGTCTAGGATACCTTAACGACAAGGAGCAAGGTATGTACTCTGGAATGGGTGCTGGTATGGCTCTCGGTGCTATCGGTGCTTTGGGTGGTCGTGGGTTATCTGATATCAGTGGTGCTACTAGGAGCATGAGGTATGGTGTGCAGGCTAAGATGGCTCTAGAGATAATGAAGGACAGAAGTCCAGTAAGCAACCAGACTTGGAGTCTATTGCAGAATGTATTTTCAAAGAATGTAGATGATATCAACAAACTCATCGTTGCTGTAGACACGGCACTTCCTAACACGGAATGGGCTACAATGAGTCCAGATGAATTAAAGCAGACGCTCAAGGCTCGTGGTTTAGACCCAGATAAGTTTGACGGATTCGAGCATGAGACAGTTCCTGCATTCGAACCAAAAGCAAAGCAAACAGATTTTTCACAGGTATCTCCAGAGAAGTATGCAAACTTCCTTGCGATAGATTTTGGATATCTTCCAGAGACTATGAAGAATGCGATTTCTGGTGGTGACCTATCATCGTTCAGAGATTTATTGGTAAAGAAAGGATTAACTAAATTTAAGGATGTTCCAGACAATATAGTTAAATTAGTTGCAGATGAATATATTAAGCGTGAAAATACTCACCGAGCAGAAGTTCAAGGAAGAAAATTTGAGTTCACTGAGCAACAGAAAGCAAGATACGATAGACTTGCGGCAGAAGAAAGTGGTGGCAAACAACCTAAAGGAACTGCTGAAGCATACAAGAAGCAGATGCAGGATTACTTTGAAAAGAATAAAAAAGATTACTACCATGGTTCTCAAGAATTTACAAAAAACGAAAGATTCAAACGACAAGTTGAAACGGCTTTAGATGTTCAAAGAAGTTTAGACCCTTCTGAAAGAGCAAAAGACCTTCAACAATTAAAGGATAGTTTAGACCCTAAAAATATTAAGATTTATGAAGAGACTTTACGCAGGGCTAAAGAAGAAGGCTTAGTTAATTCTAAAGGAGTTGGTGAGGCTGAGGCTAGTGTTGTTCGCTACAAGAAGGATGCTAATGGAAACAAGATTCGTGCCATCGATGAGATGGGTTATGAACTTCCTACTGTTGCAGAATTATCTGGAGCAAGCGGTTGGCATGAATCGAAGGGTGTTGGTGGAAAGAGTAGAGTTGTTATCAACACAGATTGGTTATCAAAGAACACTGCCCCTCATGAGTTCGGTCACGGGATATTTTCAGAGTTAGTTTTTCAACCAGTATTTAAAGAGAGAATTAGAGGCTATGTCCTAGGCAATGTAGATAAGGATGGTAAGATGATTACACCTCCGTTGATTGATTTAGAGACAGCCAAGAAGTTCTTCACAAGATATATTGATATAGAAAATACAGCAGAGATTTCCGTTGAAAGAAAGCAACTTCTAGATAAGGCACTCAAAGAATACTTTATCGATGGTAAGATGAATGTCATAGACCCTGTATCGAAAACACCATTCTTAGAGAAACTCGTTGAAGAGTTCGGTACATACTATTGGACTCAGTTTATTAAAGGCAAGCCAGTCGATTTCTTATTTAGGGGTGGTGAGATGTCCATGATGGATAATGTTCTTGAGATGGTTAAGAACGGATATATTGACATGATGAAGACGGAGATTGAACGGGCTAATCCTAACTTTAGATTCAATGAAGATGCCACCAGTCTCAATGATGCATTTACAGACAGAAAAGGTAATCGTGTCAGAGTCCCAGAACTAGACGCACTCATGACCGACATGGTCAAGGCTGTCATGCAGACAAATCGCAAAGGTTCGTTTGATTTCAGTTCTTTATCAGTTGCTGGACAGGAGGCTTACATCAAGGCTAATGGTCTTGAGCGTATCGTAAAAAAGCAACCCACTGGCAAGTACAAGGTGATGTCGGACAAAGAATTAGATGTCGCTAACAAGGCTCGTGGTGTAGAAATTTTTAAGGCTCTGGACGCACTAGACCCTAAACTCAAGGTCGTTAAGGATGACAAAGGTAATGTTATCGGTGGATTAACCAAGGTTAACAACGAGTATGTAGGATTGTTATCCAACGAGGTTCTAGACCATCTGGTTGCCACTGGACATATGTCGCAGGGAGAGTCCTCTAAGATTAAATTGTTCCAAGATATTTCTTTGGGTAAGACTAAAGCCAATGTCGTTGAGATGACCTACTTCGGTCTATCCGCACAGACAACAACTGGTGCTGTAGATATCCGTGTATACGGAAACAAAGTTCCAGTCAAGAATCGCAAGGTTCTCGTTCTTGGAGTAGATAACACATTCAGACAGAATGGTGTATTCAGTTCTAAACTGTCCACCATGGACTGGCAGGTAATCGAGACTCGTGGTAAGAACCTATGGGAAGACCCTGTAGTCAGACAACTGTGGGGAGATGACAGGGGAGCATTTGAGGGTGACTTCTTTAGATACCTAGAGAACGCAAGCAAGCCTAAGACAGACCCAACTAGAATCAATGACTTCGCTGAACTCTGGCAGGAGAGCGGTGCTATGAAGCGTAACATCATGCAACAGTTCGCTGGCTTAGGCAAGCAGGCTGATGTTGCTTACGCTAACACTCCTTTGACGGAGATTCACTGGGACATCAACCAGTCGTTCATGTACCTTCGTGCCGATAGAGCGAGCAACATCCGTTTATCGAATGAGAGGATAACATACGACCATAGGAACGCTGGACATGATATCAGTCGCAACATGATGCCTGCTGAGATGATGAGCGAGGATACTCCTAATGGAAAGATACACAAGCACCCATCTGGTTATAGATTCATTGAGAACGATAAAGGTGTAAGAGTATTTGATGCGAATGGAGATGACATCGGTTCGTTTAAAAATCTTGATGACGCACTCGTCAAGGCTAAACAAGACTACACTGAAAAGTTTCCGAATGAAAAGCCTATCGATAGTTTAGACAATGTTAAGGCTGATGTAGTTAAACCGCAGTTTGAATCAAGGGCTGAATATATTAATAAAAGAGTTATAAAACAACTTAAATCAATGGGTGGAAATTTTCATGGAAAAGCAATAAAGAGATTAAAAGAAAAAATTGAACAGTCTAAATTTGACCTTAAACTTTCAGAAAATAAGCAAAGTACAGGTTTAGTAAATATGAGAGACCTAATAGAAGGGTATACAAAAGATGTAGAACTTTTCCAAAAACTATTAGATGGATTTGAAAGTGGTGATTTATCTAAATTAACACAAACTGAAATACTTGCTGGATTAGATAGACTAGACCCATATGTTTATCCAAAAGTAAATAAAACCATATTAGATATGTTTATGGAGGCTGGTATTGTATTTGCAAAAGAATGGGATGCTAAGTATCCTATGACATTCCGTTCTCCTTTAGATGATGCAATTAAATCATTTTTTGCTGGAGATAAAGAAGTCACTGCACAACAGTTGCTTAAAAAATTACTCCGTGTAGGTTCTTCAAAGGGAATTCAAATCTATTCTGAGGCTGACGCAATTGGTTTGGTTAAATTGCTTAAATCAAAAATTGAAAAAACCAAAAGTATACATAGAACTATTAATCCAGAAACTGGAAACTATTATCCTCGTGGAACTCCAGATGCTCCAGTTATTGAAAAGGTCGCTGGTGAAAAACCAGCAATATTAGATAAAGATGAAATTCTTAAGTACTTAGATGAAAACAAAATTATTCTTACGATTGAAGAGAATGCTAAAGAAGTAAGAGGATTAAATACGGAAGACTATACTGCAGATGGCACTAGAAGCGGTTATCGTGAAACGGCATTAAGAATTAATCCTATGTATATGCATGATGTTATTGGTCACTACAATAAGGCTGTAGCACATCTTAGAACTACAGATAGAGTTGATTCTGAAGGTAATCGTGTTAATTTTGGTGATGAATATCAAGCCAATAACACAGATAGAGCCAATGAAAAAAATCTAATTTATTTAAAAAGAAGAGCAGAAAGAGCAAAGAAATTTCTTGGAATATTAGATTTAAATACACTTAAGAATGTTGCTTTGACTGATGACGCAGTAAATAGTTCTTTAGAAAAATTGGCTGACTCGACAATTACATCGTTTGATATTGAGGCGGTTGTTGGTCAACTTATAAATTCACAATCTACAAGCAAAGAACGAGCATTTAATTTTGCTATTCAAAATGCGGCACTAAATGCCGCTCCAGATGGAGGTACATTAACTAATTTTAGTGAAAAGAAATTAAAGAATTATGCATTAACAATTAATAATCTAATAGATGCTTGGGCTAGTTCTTCATTACAATTATTAGGAAAAGTTAGCGAAGGGGAATATAAATCTTATTTACATACTGGTAGGGATGATAGTATTAACGCACGAAATATTATAGACAGGGGTGTTTTATCAAAAGAAAATATGACAAAGTTTATTAAGTTTGTTCAAAATAATTATAAACTTAATTTAAATAAACCTGCTTATGATTTATTTCTTGAACTTGCAAGTCATAACACAATGTTTGTGCAAGGATTTGGCGAACCATTATTTATGCCAGAAAATAACCAAAAGGTTGGGCTTAAAGTTCATAGAGAATTATTATCTTTAGCGGCAGATAGAGTAACAAAAACAAAAGAGTTTACAAAAGAAAACGGATTCGATGATTTGCAAAAAATAATACAGGAAGGATATTTTGGTGGAAGATATAAACTAGATTATATTATGCCAGAAAAAATCATGACTGGAATAACTGAATTTGCTAATCTTGGAGAAATGAAAAGAGGTCGCAAATCCAATGTTCTTGATAGATTAGGTAATGGAACAAATCTAGAATACTTAGAGGATGTACATAGTTATTTAAGTTTTGGTAACATAAGATTTACTGAAAATGGTGATGTATTTTTTAGACCAATAGGAGACGATTATGGTAGACCTTTAAGGGCTACCAGTGTTGGTCACGGTGCTAGAGAAATTTTTGTTAATTCTTTTAAACATTTTGATTCAAAAGAAATAGTTGATAGCCTTGTTAAAAGAGCAATGGTACAAGATTCGCTTAAAGAAAGATTACAAAGAGCAGATGAATCAAGTGAAGCAATAGATAGAGAATCATGGAAATTTGAAGATTTAAGTAAAGATAAAATCATGGAATGGTCTATTGATTTTCAGTCTCAAATTGATAGATATAATGCGGCTAATTTAGAAGGTGAGGCTTATCCGTTTATGTCTGTAGAAGAATGGGGAGTGCATTTAATTAAGATGCAGATTCGTGAGGCTATTCAGAAGGGACAAAGAAAAATAACCATCACACACCCAGATGATTCTCCAACAAAATCTAATGCACCAGAATCTCGTTATAGAATGTATGGTGTAATTCTTCCTAATCTTGCTAGAGGAATTGTAAAAAAATATGGAATTGAAGTTAAACAAGACCTTAAACTACATACTAAAAATGTTTCAGATGCATTAGAAGCCCATGGAAAACACGCTTCAGTAACTCATGTTTTAATGCAAAATGCACTAGATATTTTTCAACGAAATGCATCTGGTGAATCTGCTGATGTTATTAATAAAATAACAATTGAATTGGCTATGCCTGTTAAAAATTTAATTGCTAGAGAAAAAGATAGGTTGATTAAAAATGCTGGAAAAACAGATGAATCAACAATCGAATCTGCTACAAGACTTTCTAGAGATGGAGGAGACGATTGGAATTTTACAACAACTGAGTTAATTCAAAATGGAGTTAATAATCCAGAACTTAGAATTGCTTTACAAAATGTAGTTGGTGGCAAAACTAATGAATGGAAATCATATTCAAAATATTTAATAGAATCTGAACGCTCTATTAAAGGAAAACAAATGCCTTCTAATGTAAATTTGTGGACTATTCCAGATGCTGATAAAGCAAAACTGCAAACAGAGTTAGCAATTGACCGAGGATATAGTTTCATTCTTAACGATGAAATCATCCAAGCGTTCATTCGTAACGATGAGGGTACGGCTATGAAGCAGTATATGCCTAGGGATAAGAAAGAGAAAGTCGTTCCTCGCATTGTTAATAAAGAAGAATACAATAGAATGATGTCTATTATTAAATCTCCAAATATGGCACATCTTAAGGCGGCTTATGATAGAGAAGATATAACATTCGATAACTTTGACCATAGTAAATATAGAAATTATCATGTAGTGTCTCATGGTCTAGATAATGCTCCAACATTTGATTGGACAGATTCAGACACTGGTGAAGTTATACATAAGGGAGAAGGTGGTGGAACATATCCTGCATATAAAACTCCATACGCATGGGCTACAACAAAGCCAGATATGGCTGATATGATTAATAGAGTAGGTGAATTAAATAAAGCAGAACATGGTGAATGGATTGCACCAGTAATGTTCTTTAAATCTCCAGACACAAAGACCCGTGGAACTCCAAATGGTTCTAATGGTTATTTGAATGCAATGAGTTTACTTAATCGTAAGGGTGCAATTGATGATGTTAAATTTAAGAATGCTTTAGTTCTCGCATTCAACGAAAGCAAGAAACCTATTGGAAATATCGATACTCCTATTTCAGAACTTCTAAGTAATGCTAGAAGTATTCTTTCAGATAAAACATATGCAATGAAATCAAGGGCAAAATTAATCGAAAGATTAAATAGCAAAATGCATAATGTTATTGATTTTAATAATCCAGAAGTTCAAAAATTAATTCCTACAATTGGTGATTATACTGGTAAAAAAATTATTAAACCAGAGTTTTTAGATGCAGTATTTGGAATGATGAGTGACCCATTATTCAGTCATGCTAAATCTCGTCAGTCATATGGTGGTGATGTGTATGGTATGTTAATGTTTGATGGTACAGTTAGGGCTGAAAAGGGAGACTTCCATGGCTCTTATGCATATAGTATTATAAAAACAGATGGCACACCAGTTAAAGTTGATTACTTAACAACACCTATAAATCCAACTAAGTTAGTTAAGTCTGCTATAACTAAAGTTAAATACGAAAAAGGAAATAAGAGTATGCCTGTGTTTGATGAAGAAGGAAATGGTATTTATAAAACAACTAAATTAAAACCAAAATCAACTTCATCGTTCATGGTTCAAACTGGTCAAACACAAAGACCTATTGTTCATAATAAACTTTATATGCCTAGAGATGTTAATGACAAAACTGTTGGCAAAATTGTTTATGAGCCTAGAGATATTTCTTGGGTAGATATTGGTCACTATCCTAACGATGGAGACCATGAACATAATGTATGGGAGAACAGGAACTCTGGCTTGTGGGCTGACTTTGATGGAAAAATAACAACAAAAAATCCACAAGAATGGGATGACCCATCTTTTACACATTCTGAGTGGTTTATGGGTTTAAGAAGGAAACACAGAGATGATAGAAGAGCATATAGCCCAGAATCATCTGGAAGGTATGAGAATCCAAAATATGATGCTGATGGAAAATTAACAGAAAAAGGAAGAATAAGTGTAACATCTCTTACCGATAGAGAATATACCATGGATGGTTTAGATAAAGATATTGCTTACTATGCTAAGGTAAAAAAAGACTTAGCAGATAGACTTGGATTTCCTGCAGTTGATTATGATGCCTATCTTTTTAGACCATCTAAAAAAATACAGAAAGAAATGGGTGTTGATTTAGACGCACATGAATCTTATGGTGACGGACTTTATTACAACAAAGCAATTAAATTTATGCCTAACGAGTTCAAGGATGGACTCAAGCGTCTCATCGATGCGGTTGATGCACAATCTAATAGAGACCAAGTTCCAGCAAATGTTAAGGCTGGAGTAAGCACTCTCGTGCAGGCTATCAAGAGACAGGGCGATGAAGATGTTAGGGCAGGAATCATCCGTGGTGTCCAGCAACTCGCTGACGCTATCGATAGACAATCTGATGAAGACAAAGTACCAGAGAGAGTTAAGGCTGGAATCAAGAATCTAATCAAGGCGAGCCAAGAGGTTGGCAAGCCAGTTAAACCCAAGGCACAACCTAGAACCACTGCCAAGACTACCCCTAAGAATGTGCAGGTAGAGAACGAACCTGCTCCAGAGACACAACCAGTATTCAACAACAACTTCCCACAACCTCAGTTCACATCCAAGTGGAGGTCGTTCGTACAGGAGAACACTACCGATGGTAACAGCATATTCAAGAACGCAATGAACTATGTCATCATACAGGCTGGAAAGAAGTACAGGGTTTACAATCCATACAAGACGATGATTGGCATCTACGATGACCTAGAGCAAGCCAAACGAAGAGTTCAAAGAGACGAGCCTAAACAACGATGAATCCTACCGACCCAGATTTAGCGAACGCAATCCAAGACTTCAAGAAGGGTGGATGGGTTATCGCTCTACTGGGTTCTATGGGTATGCTTGCTAGGTTAATCTTAACTGAGGAGAAGTATAGTTTCTGTGTATGGCTCAGAAAGATTATCGCTGGTGGCATTGTAGGGGTTCTGGCTTACTTCGCCCTGTACGGCACTAGCATAGACCCTCTGTACAAGAGCGTAATCTATTCTATATCTGGCTCACTAGCCCCAGAGGTTTGGGAGTTCGTTAGACGCAAATTTAAAAAACAAACTAAATGAGATTAATCCTACTAGCATTATTATTTACAGCCTGTTCAACGCTTCCAGATAGCGATGTTATAAACGAAGATGTTATTCATATGGCACAGGATGCTATTGTACCTGCTGTCTCTGACCAGCACACGCTACTCTATTCTTACGCTGGTGTAGGTCTTGTAGTTCTAGGTGCATTGACCTCAGCATTCTGGGACAAGAAGAGTGGATTGATTTTAATCCTATGTGGTACTGCATCTGGTGCAGTTCCTTATGTAGTAACATCTAGTTACTTCGCTTGGATATCTGCTGGCTCGCTACTAGCCGTAGCCTCTATAGGCATATGGTACTTACGCTGGAAGGCTATGCACGAGGCTAAGGAAGAGGAAGAAGCGGACGCTTAATCGTTCTTCCAAAATTCTTCTGGGATTAAGTCTATGTATATGGGTGTTCTTTCACCGATGTTTGCACCCATGATATTGAAGTGGATATGTTCTTCGGCTTCATCGTAGGACATACCTTCATCCATTAATTGGATTGCGATTATACCAGTTGAGTACACTGCAACATTAGTTCCATTTACGCAGGATAGACCGATGAATGCATCTGACAAACCATCTGCAATATAGATTTCTTCCTCGCCTATATCGCATAGGAACTTCTTTAGTTTGTGGTCGTTGTTTTGTTTCATAAATCAATCTTGTAGTAAGGTATTATACTGATAGTTCCAGACGAGTTCTTGCGTCTAAGTTTTCTCATAGCAACCTTGCTTTGGTTGGCTTGTATAAAATCTCTGATAACTTTACAGGTTTGTTCCTTGCCCATCTTGAATGCTTCCTGCAGTTGTTCCCTAGAGAAGTATCCATCTGGAACTTCATCTTGGATTGGCTCTCTAATCAAGCGAGCGAGTTTAAGCAGTTTTGCTTTGTTCATAGAGTTTGTTTACTAGGTCAACATCCTTATCAGACTTAGCCCAAGATAGGGCTAGGCTGAGGTAATGCTTGAACAGGTACGGCTCTTTGATGTTGCTCTTGGCTTTAGATAAAGCGTTAGCAAATGTGTGAGTTCGGTTATGTAGTTCTTTATTGTTCATCTTTATTTTTAATATCAAAGGTTGGATTCTCTATTACGACAAATTGGTCAGAGCGAAAATGGCGAATCCTGCCATCACATTCAAGAACAATAGCAAAGATATCGTTAGAAAATGTTCCTCCATCACGAACATATAATATAATGCCACCACCGAGTTCAGTAGTAACAAGCACAGGATTGCGGAACTCATAAATCATAGTCCTTTAACGGAGTAGATAAATTGTTTGCCTACCTTGTGGGCTTGCCAGACCTTCCAATCGTTGCCCTGCACAAACCCATAGAGCCAGCCGTGACCCCATTTAGAGGTGGCTAGGCGGTTCTTAGCGTAGCCCATATCCTCTTTACGACACAGACATCCACCCGAAAATCCAACAGCCCCTCCGTGCCTCCTAGCGTTAGTCTGCTGGATGCTGTGAAGGTGACCCATAATCAAAGCACCACCTTGGTCAGCGTAATGTATAGCGTGTTCCTCTACTGCTTTACCACCACAGGTATAGCCGTGAACGAACTTTACTTTGCCTAGGGTATGCACTCCGTCCTCTGCGTGGTATTCATAGATGCTCTTGCAACCAACCGACTTCAATGTGTTCTTGATATCGTTATCTAAATCCATACAATAGTCTTTAACGATTCCGTTGGTATTGTTTGAGATAATCTGGCTGAGTCTGTCCTCGTGGTTGCCGTATAGGAATGCTGACAGGTTGTGCTGACCTAGACGCTTGATGAACTCTTTGCCAGACTTTACATCATCGACAAGGCTCTCATCTTCTTCCTGTCCAGAAGCACCCTTACGGATAGAACGAAAATCGAACGCATCTCCAAGCATTATGATTTGGTGGGGCTGGTACGAGCGTAGGAACTTATAGAACTCCTTGGCTACATCGGCATCTATCATGTCACCATGACTGTCACCTACGGCTACGAATTTAATTAGTTTACTCATAAATTTTTCCTATCCTGTGAAGTTGAGCAAGTGGCAAAAGTATTACAGATGAAGTATTATCATCACCACCATTGCATATCCTTGCACCATATCTATCTGGGTTTTTAAACACAAGCCTTAAAAATTCTTTTAATTCAAATACACGGAACATGAAGCACATGACCGCTTGGTCTTTCTCTTTAAAGATATGCAACCAATAGTCAGCCTCAGTTACCGCAACACCAGAAGGCTTGCCTCTAGAACTATATTCAAATACGGCATTGCCCGTATCAGCCCAAGTGTCACGCTCTGTTTTAACCTCGACCCTTGCTTGGTCAGTTCCGAGCCAAGTGAGCCAGCGTTCACCCTCCTGTCCGTATTGTAGGTCAACATCAAACTTATTATTGTTGTTGTACATGGTATTTGATTAATGGTTTATATGGACTTCTGAACTTAGTTTTCATCGAATACGCTACGCTTCTTAGATGAGATTTAGGTATCCGTGTTCCGAAGTGAACTTCATCCATGGTCATTCCAGCGTCTATGCATACAGACACAAGGTGCTTTACATATCCGTCTGGTCGTTTCTTCATTTTTGTTTTTCTTGTATTTGTTTTCTAACTTTGTCTAGTTCTTCAAGAGCATTAAGCCAGCGAGAGTTATCACACTTTGCTTCAATCTCCCAATAGTTAACCTGTCGCTCAAGTTGTTCTATTTTGTTATGCAACTCAACCCACTTATCTGCATATACCCACATCTGTTTACGCTTCGGAGTTACAGCCAATCTGTCTGCTTTTTTAGTTCTAGCCATTAGAGTATCTCGTATCCCTCTTCTTCAATCCATTGTTTAGATATAGCCGTCCAATCAGTAACATTGCCTTTAGCGTCAGCCTTTAGGATTGTTACCTCTTCTTTATATTCATTCTCGATAACATAATCGCACCCCATGAACTTTGGTTTCATCTCAAGAAGGAATGATTCTCCTTTGAGTTCCTTTAGGTTCTTCCATACTACGGGCTTGTCTATGATTGTTGCGGTTTTCTTTTTCATCGGTATAAGTTTTTAATTTTAACCCATTCGTCTCCTAGGATTTCTTGCTCCTTAAGATTCAGTGAGTTGAACATATGGTCAGCAAACTTCTCTACTGCGTTTAATTTGTTCCTTGCTTCCGCTAGTTCGTTTCTTAACTTAGATGGTTTTTCGCTGGTTAGACGCTCAAGCAGTTCCTTCGGGTCGATGCACAAGATTGTAGCACCAGCCTTAAGACTATTAGACTTAAGCGACCACTCTTGCTTTGTGTTATCTATCTTTAGTTCTTCCATGATTTCTTTTGCTTGGGATATTGCTAGTGTTATGTGTTTTATATTTTTATCTTTTGCTGATTTATTCAGCCATCTTTTTATTTTGGATTTACCAGATTCTTTAGGATTGTCCGTCATTATTTTTTACTTCTGTGAATAATTTAAGTAAATCAAGACGATTAACTCGCTTCATCTTTCCGTTGATAATTGGATTGAAGTAGGTCTGGTTATGAATCTTGATTGGTTTTAAGATACGAGCCATAGTCCCATCGGGTAGAACGATGTAAGAACTATCGCTATATGTTTTGTAGGTAATTTTGTCCATAAATTAGAAAGGAATCTCGTCAATGGTTTCTGGTTTAGAATCCTGTGCTGGTGCTGATTCACCATTAGACTCAGCCCATAAGCGTTGTGCCTCTGCCTTTGTAGCGAGGTCACGCTTAGAGATTGTAGTTGATTCACCGAATGGTTTTGGTTGCCATGCGTTAGCCCAATAGTTAAGGTCGGCACACTTCTTGGTGCGGTCATTGGAGCGTAAAGGCAATGCCGACAATGGAGTTCCTTTAGCGTCACCGAATGGTGCTACGATATCTGAACTACCAGCCGATGCCTTGGCTGGCTTTGCGTTCTCGTTTGGAATCCATTTAGTTCCCTTGCTCGCCTTGTCTACATATGACTTGGCAGGAGCAGGTGACTCTACACGATTAGTTTCAGCATCATCGTCCGAAGTTGCACAACCAGCCACAGAAGCCAAAGCATACCTGCGAAGATAAGAATAGATAGACCCAGCGTTCTGACCAGAGATTCCCTTCTCAGCAGGAATGAGAGCATCTGAACTAACCGAACCACCATCTTCATGAATGACGATTGTTCTGACTCCGACTGAGTCCATATCACCGATTGGCATCTGTAGGATTCCGAGTCCGTGTTTAGAGAAAATTGGTTTAAGAATTTCGAGGTGCTTGGATAAGGACGCATAGTTATTTTTGTGGAATGGATTTGTTGAATCGGCAACGATGTCCTTGGTTTCGGACAGGGCTTTGATTAACGCTTTGTTTAACTCGACTTGTTGTTCTGGTGTATTTTGGTTCATGATATTTTTGTTTGGAAAAAGTTGTTTAAAGAGTTCGTAATTGTTTTGATTCATATTTTCTGCGTTCATCTTTTGTTCGTGATAAGTGTTTGTCAATAAATTTCTGTAATATTTTTCTGCAAAAATCAGAGCGAGTATTACCGCATAGTAATGCGTATGTTGTTAAATCGTTCATGAGATTGCGTGTCAATCGCAATGTTAACATTTCTTCTGATGTCTTGATATTTTTTTTCTTGATGAGTTTGGTTTTCATAAATGTAGAATCACACTAGTATTCAATTGTATTACCTGTCAACCCCAATTCCGATTATTTTATAATAATCTTTGAATCGTCTAATCATGGCTACCCCCGTCTCCTTGTCCCGATTGTCGAACCTATCTAGGAGACTAGTTCCGTTGAAGTTCGTGGATATGATGGTCACCCTGCGAGCCGTGGAACGCTCATCGATTATACTGAACAGGTCGGATGCCATGCGTTGGGTCAGACGCTCCTTGCCGAAATCATCTAAAACTAGAACCTCAACGCTGATTAGTTTATCAATCATAACAGAGTGCTGGCGGTCATCGAAAGACTTCTCAATCATACCCTCTAGTTTACGCATGGTTAGGAACTGAAAGTCTAACTGCCTGTCCTTTAATGTTTTATCCATCCAGAGTCTGCTGATAATCTCCCATATGCCCCTAGTCTTGCCTACACCCGTAGTTCCGTGGAGCAGTAGACCTGCTACATCTCCATCTGGTTTCCAATCTAGAACCTCTTGAACCTTCGGGTGCAATCTGGTTTTATCTGTATCCTTGAATATTGCTGGCATGGCTGGTGGATGGATTGAGTTAACAAGCCCCCTAGCGGTCACACGCTCTTGGTTCATATGCTCACGGCACTCGTGCCAGCGATGTAGAGTCCCGTCTGGATTGGCTAACAACGCTCCACGCTTTCCGCACTGACAGATGATGTCGCTCATAGAACTATCTCCGTTGATTGCCAGCCCATGTTAGTTACATAGGCACGAATCGTTATTGTGTGTTTGTTCTCAACAGATTTAACTGAAACAGAATACTTATCGTTTTCGAAAGAATATCCATCCTTTAGGTTTCCGTCCTCCATCAAGTTAACTGCAAGGTTGGTGCAATACTCATCGAATCCTAATCTTTGAACTGATTGATAATTAAAGTCCATTGGTAGATTCTAATTCCTTTCTTGCTTTCTTGAATGCGTATGTTGCTTGATTGAAACTAACACCAAGATTAATCTGAAATTGTTTCAGAGACCAGCCGTTCTTGATGTATTGAACTGCGAGATTCTGAATCAGTTGTTTAGGCATATGTGCCTTCACACTGCAATTGATTCTGTTCATGTATTGTTTAGAAGCCATTGTTGTGGTCGTTAGCGGTTAGCGGTTTCTTTTGCACACCCTGTGTTCGTGGTTCGAATAGTCCCATCCATCCATTTGTAATACTCTGATTGATAGAGTCAATACTTTTCATCTCGCCCCATCCAGCGAACTGCTTCCACTGCATATCGATTGATGTCTCCTTCAATGGCTTCTTGAGTTCCTTCCTGTAATCAATCCATCTGAACCATGCGTTGCTGAATAACTCTGAACTAAATGGTAGTTGTTTTCCTACAATCGGAGCGGAGTTCCTTGTATCTATATCCTCTTTATTATCTTCTTTTATATATGTAGGAAGTTTATTTCCTCCCCCCGTGGAAGTTTTTTTCCTAGGGGTAGGCAATTTATTTCCACCCTTCGAGCCGACTGCCCCTGCCAATGCGACCTTCTCAATCGTCCGTATAATCCTCTTTCCGTCCTCCTCTATGCGGATAATGAGTTTTAGGTCATCTAACTCCTTCAGCAGATTGCGAATCTGCCTATCTGACAGCCCCAAGGAGCGAGCCAGATACCCGTTCGAGGCATAGCACCCGTCCTCGTTATCAAGTGAGTCCACGATGCCGTATACGAACTTGGCACAAGGGGACAAGGATTCTAATTGGAATACCTCCTTGGGTATCCAGACTCCTGTGAACTTTGGGTTGTCGCTCATAAAGTTATGTCAACGACCTGTGAATCGTAAGCAGGATATGTTCCCGTCTTCTGGCACACTGCGAATGATTCGATTGCACTATACCATTTATCGTAAGAGGTTCTTAAACTAGATAATGATATGCGATATAGACCCACTGCGAACGGGGGCTTCTTCTCGACTGCGATGAAAAAGAAGTCCTCGATTTTCTTGTTTGCGTTCTTGAACAACCAATCGTATTGGCAGTTCTGGATATCGTATCTTCTATCCCAGATTGCTTTTCTAAAACCAGATGGGCTTGCGTCCTCGCAGGTCTTGATATCTATAGCGAACCCGTAGTCCTCGTTGTATCCATCGACACGACCCTTAAGTCTAACATCGCCTTCCTGTGCCTTGAATGTGCCGAACAGGGATAACTCCTTGTGGGTTAAGTTCTTCATTCTAACACAGGATTCCGTGTGAGCCATGATGCTATCATGCATACCGATGATGATGTCATGCTCCTCTTTATCGATTATAATCTTGTTTGCATTTTCTAAAGCAAAGTTCTCGTTGTATTCTCGCCCCTGCTTCGACCTGCCATCCACCTTATCCTTTATGGCATAATGCTCCTCTGGGATATCCATGAGCATATGTGCATGGAATGCCGAGCCGAGATTCATCGCCTTGGTGGACTCGCTGACCTCTTCAGTGGAAGCGAGATAGTGAGCAGGGCTTACCATGAATCGCTTTAGAGAGGACTGCGAGAGTCCCGTTGCAGTTCTGTATGATGCATCAGTCATTCCAGCGATGAACGCTGGGTCTATGCCTTGTATATGGTGTGTGTCCATGTGGTATATAAATATGATTGTAATACTTAAGTCAACTTATTTCTTCTGTCTCTCGCTTTTTTATTTCGAGCGATTCTCTTCTCGTCCTTGTTCTTGTGCGTTGGATGAATCTCCTTACGCTGGTTGATTGTGAAGAACTCCCAATATAAAACAATTTTGCATAAGAAATCTTGTTTAGTTTTGTCACGCTTGGCTCGTCTCGCTAGGTTGTGAATCTTACCTTCGATTCCGTTGCAGTTTCCGCATAGCACTCCACGGATAAATCCTGTTTCATGATTGTGGTCTAGGCATGGAGTCACGCTAGACAGGTCGATGTCGCAGAGCCAGCACCTGCCCCCCTGCTCCAACATGACCCTCTCACGCATGGCAGGGATGTCCTTACTTTTTAGTTTCATTTTTGTCCTCCTTGAAGATTGCACCTATGCCAGAAATCAGACTTACGATTAATATATAGGGTATTGCTATGAAAAGGAACATACAAAAGATTTCAATCATTTGAGGTTGACCTTACTATTTTGTTTGATATTTGTGTTTGTTGTAGTCATGGAATATAAATCTAAATCAGAAAGATTAAGCACCAACCCTTCAGCCCAAAGCACGGGCAAGAAACTCCCGAAGGAGAAACAGGTTAAGATAAAGGATATGCTCGTGGACGGATGCGGAACTAACGAGATAGTCCGAGAGACGGGTGTGTCCAAGCAGGCGGTCATCGCACTGCGGAAGGATGCTGAGGACAATGGTGGCTTCGAACTAGGCACTTGGAAGAAGAACACTGCC